TCTATTGCAGCAGCATGCGCTTGTATAATATCTTGACTTGAATTTGGTATACCACCAATTTCTCTTTCGGTAACAGATAATTTATTATATATTTTATCTGGTCTATTCATTGCATAACCTCTATATCCTCTTCTTTTAAAATGATATAAAAGCCTGGGTTTATTATTTTCGCACAGTATTGGCATTCCATAAAATATGCATGCCATTAATACATCTTCAAAAAATATTTCAGCTGTTTGTGGTCTAGCAATATATTCTAAAAAGAAATGATGGGGAGGGACATCTTCCATGCTAAATTTAGTTAAACCATGTAAAGAACCATTAGATCCTCGACCATCAACTGTTCCTGAAATATCATAAGGGTCACAACCAAATGCTCCTAAATTTTCATTAGCCGGATACTTTTTCCCTAATTTTACTTTTATATTATTTTGTAATCTATTAGGTGGAACCCAAGAAACAAAAAACCTACCATTTTTATTTGGAACAAACATTACTTCTGTATCTTTTATTCCTCCAACCCATTTAAAAGATCCCTGTGTTATAACACTACTATGTCTAATATCAGCATTCCAATCTATTTGTTGATATATTTTAGTTAGGTTAAATAAAGAGTTTTTAGATTCATCCCTAAAAGCATGTTTAGTTGTACGTGGAAACTGTCTATAAAATTCATTTAAAGCATCTTGATCATCACTTAAACCATCAACTTCATTTTTCCAATCAATAGTAGTATCTAATCCTTGTAATTCTGGTAGTGTTTCATTTTGTGTAAGTTTACGTCTAGTAAATTTACTTGCTGGAACTCTATAAGCTAATTCTGTTTTAGGTCGATCCATACCATCTTGAATCGGTTTAAAAAAGAAAGGATAATTAACTGATATAGGTACAACTTTATCAGTAAACATTGTTTTTGCATCAGGTCCTGATTTTGATAATATACCGTATCTACTATCAGAAGATATTGTTGCTTGATTAACTGTTTCACCTGAAGCCATAAATGAAAAACCTGAACGTCTATTCTTAAGATAACACATTCCATAACATCTATCATCAGCTTTACAAGCTTCCCAGAATATAAAAAATAATCTGTTTGCTTGTCTAAAATCTGGTTTACCTACATCAATTTTACTCCATTGTAAATACATGTAATGGGTTCCAGTTATATAAGTTTTTACATCATTATTATAAAACCAAAATCCCTCATCTCTACGAGTAAACTCTTTATCAATATAATCGTACCAAGTTTCTTTAAAATCTAAAGGATAATCTTCCCAATCAAAAATAGTTTTAATTCTTTTTAATTCTTTAGGTAGAGGTTGATACTCAAATTTATTATCTTTAAATTTAATTATTTCTTTTTCTTTAGGTAAAGCTATTTTAAGGTTTTGTATTTCGTATATTTCACCTATTTCACCTGTTTTAGATATAACTATTACATCATGTTCTACGTTATATCCATAATCCCATTTTTTATACCTATTATTTTTTTTAATAATTTTAGGTTTAATATGGTTATCTAATATTTTATATAAGGTTTGTTGATACATTACTTAGATCTTCCTTCAGCAAAACCTTTAAATTCTTTAGGTTTTTTAGTTTCTTGTTCAACTTTACCTTCTATGATATTTTCTTCTTCATTTATTTTTGATAAAATTTCAAAAGCATCAAATATAGCTAGTTTTTTTGTAGCTGCAGCATTTTTTAATCTATCTGCGGAAATATCTGGTCCAAAATCTATAATCGGTTCTTTAGCAACTTTAATCAGTTCTTCAACTGCTACATGCCCAGCTTGGATTATATTCTTTTTTATTTTCTTTATTTCCATACTTAATTACAATATCATTTGATTTCATACAATAAAGGCGTTCTTCATCTATAAAAAACTCCCATTCAGCACCTGGTTTAAAACCTACCATATCACCTGGGTTAATTTTAGATGCTTCTAATGAATTATTACCAATTTTTAACAACCCAATATAAGGGTCTTCTTTTCTATTCTTTAAAGAATCAGAATTTTTTAATGGTTTTATAAAACATCTTTCACCAAAAGACTTCCATGTATCTTTATTTTTGTATAAGTATATTTGATCCATACCTGCAAAATACATATTATCTTTAAAATAAGATCTACTATTTTTTTGTACACCTTTCATATCATAGAATCTTCTAAATATGTTTTGATGAACAATAATAATATCTCCTTTTTTAATAGGTGTAGAAAAAGCAATTGGTGTTTCAATTACTTTTGCCAACCTATTTACAAATTTCCAAGATTCAACTTTTGTATTTAAAATTAAATCTTTTTTACCTACTTTTTTACTATTAGCATACCTATCACCTATAGGTTCTATAATAAAATCATATAAACTTTTCATTAATACTGTAAATCGTATTCAATAGAAATAGCCATTTGTGAGTTAAATTTTTTCCAAGGTAGTATTTCGCCACTTTTCTTTATATGAATATTATATGAATTATCTTTCTCTTCAAATAAAATGTGAGAAATTATATGATTACCATATACTTCTTGACCCACTGAATAATGCATGGCATTATTTTTATAATCAGCACCAATGCTAATTTTACGTATTACACTACTCATTTTCTTCTTCTTCTTCTTCTGCTACAACATCTGTGTAAGAACCGTCTTCTAAATTTATATTTATTGAACCGTAATTATTTTCTAATTCTTTTTTGAATTCTTCTTGATTTTGATTAACACCAGCTAACTCATGTAAAAAACCGTGTTTTTGAGATTCTACTAATCCAATATTAAATACTATATTGTTTAATTTTGTTTGAAAATCTTTTACTGTTTCAAATTCTTTTTCTGTTATTTTTTTAATTTCTTCACTCATTTTATTTAATTTTAATTAATTTAATTTAATACTTCTATAGATATAATCACTTATTTTTATCTATATTTACCCTTTGAATATGCTTGTAACCTTTTCACTACTTCGACCACCAAAATAAGCTAGAACAACAGCCATCATAACTTTCTCAAAAGTATCGTTCCATAACTCATTTATATGAAAAGGTATTGTTTCTACACTATCTAGTATACCCGCAAAAGAAAATACAACAATACACCATACTAAAACTAATGGACGTACATTTTTTGACATCCAAGAATCAGACATAGAATCTGCTTCCCACCTTGATGTTATAGCTTCTATTTCTTTATTCTGTTGTTCGTATATTATTTGTTGTAATTTTATCTTATCATCTGCAGGAGCATCTGATTTTATTATTTCAGCTATAGCTTCTTTAGGAGAAGTTACTCCTTGTAATACATTTCCTAATGTAGGATTTATTACAGAAGCAGCACCAAATAACAATTGACCTACCGTAGTATCTTTAAATTTCTTTTTTGACATTGTTTATTTTTCTTCCGTTTTTTCACTAACAATTTCCCAGTCTCCAACTTTTCTCTCTGTACTTGTACTACTACTAGGAGGATTGTTTTTCCAGTAATCTATTGATTCTTCTATCCATTCTTCCTTGGTCTTTCCTTCAAATAAACCATCAGGTCCCTTTATCTCCTCCCATCTTTTGTCATACCCAGGTCTTTGATTTTCGTTAGTAGTTGTAGTTATATCTCTTTGTTCTGTAATGATAGTTAATAAACCTTTATTTATTTCTTTCCATTCATCATGTTGCTTTGGTTTATATTTTTCATAAAAGCTATCCATATAATTATAAGCAAATTCAGGATCAGTTTTTCCTTCTACTCTCATCCATTCTTCAAAAAGTTGTGTTTTCTTACAATTATTAAGTCTAGTTGATTTATTATATCCATTATTATTTTTATATTCATTTTTAAATTTCACGTATTCCAGAAATTTATCACGACCTTTACTTTTGTTTATACTTCCATCTTCGTTTTCAAAATGATTACGTAGGGAATCAAGTCTTCTCTTCCACCAATATTTGGAATTACTACTATTAGGGTTACACTTTCTACCACTACCTGAGTTTATGTGTTGTATATTTCCAGGCGTGTAGCTTGTACTAGTTCTTGTTTCAATCTCGTGACCCGCTTGGTGATTAAATAACGGAGTGTTTGATTCCATTTTCTGCATTCCTCTAGGTGTATTATTAGAGTTGGAATATCTAGATGTAAAAGGATTATTTATTTTAAATGCCATAATTAATATTTTTCAAATGAATCAGTTTTTGAGTATGCTTCAGATTCCCATGGTAAGTTTTTATTACCTTCCTGCATTTCTTCTCTTGAATATTTTTTTCCTTTCCAGTATACAAACTCATCATCATAATCTAAATCACCTCTTTTGATTTGATCTATGTGAACTTTTTCGTGTTCTATTACACTTTCTCTTTCTTCTGGATCGGTTATTTTATCTGATACTAATATAGTACCATTTTTATTTGCTTTCCCTAAAACACCTTCTTCTAAATCAACATTATGTATAGGTGTATTATCTTCCATAAATGGAGCATTGATTTTAAAACCTTTACTTAATCTAAAGAACATATTATTATTTATAAGGAAATTTTTTATTTAAATAGTTTTGTCTTTCTTGACAACCACAGGGTTTATTAAGGCTGCTGGCAATATTCTGCACAACAGCCTTAATACCTGTTTTGTTAGTGAACTTTGCGATTGAATCGCCTAATCCTCTAGACTTCATACTTAAGCAACTTTAAATGATTTAAAGTAAACTCTTTTAGTAGGATCGTAAGCAGCGTTAACATCTGTTACGTCTTGTGGTAAAGTAACACTAGATTTTACGCCACCAGGATTAGCTGTAATAGCTCTATTAATAGCTTTTTTAACTTTATTAATATATCCTGTTGATGTTGGTTTAGCACTTGCAGCTCCAGGATCTGTAGCTTCTGCATCTACAGAAAAAAGAACTGTTACTGTTTTAGTAGCAGTAGTTAAAGTTGCAGACATTGCGTCTCCTGCTCCATTAGCCGCTACAGCTACAGTAAGAATAGAATCAGCTAATAATAAGTTGTCTCCATCTTCTGCTGGTACAGCACCTGAGTTGTCTTGTCCACCTGTTACGTGAAAATTAATCCATTTTGCCATGATTTTTGTTTTTAATTGTTTTTGTTTTTGTTTTTGTTTTTGGTTTTATACAGTTCCATGACTGTTTTTTATTATACTGTTATTCCTTGATTATTAGGGTTTGATGACCAAGCTTCAAACGTTCCAGGGTATTCTTTTTTAAAATCTTCAGGACCTTTACTAGGATTTTCTTTTTCCCACTTACTATAAAAATCAGGTAAATCTTTTACAATATCTACAAATTTTTTATCTTCATTATCTTTTTTATTTCCTGCTAAAGCTCTACCTATATTAATTAAACCTTGAGTCAATTCTTTACCACCACTATTAATAGAAGCATAGTTAGTTTTATCACTTAAACGGTAATCACCTGGATTAGCACTAACAATAGGTACAGATATGAAATTTGTAGGCATACTGCTTTTATAACTAAATGGTGATCTATTATTAAACCCTATATTAAAAGAATTTTTATTACCTAAAAAGTTTGTTCTAAATTTTCCTATTGTTTCCATGTTATCCCGCGTGGTAACCTCTTAAAGCAGCTTTTGCCTTTGATTCACTACCATATTTAGCTGGCCAAGGTTTATCTG